CCGCCCTGAATAGACGTTCTGTGGGCTTCCTTGACGACTGCTCTTTCTTCCAACAACCGTGACCAACTCCAATGTTCGGAGCATAACGACGATACCGCTCGCATACTTTGTGGTTATGCCACAGGCCAATCCGATTTCTTCGGATGTCGCCTCGGTTTCGTTTAGAAAATCCAGTACGCGACGCTTAACCGAGCCGACCCGAAACGAAACCGCATCGGCAGTGTCTGGCGGTAGCTTCGCCGTATGGCTACGCCCCTCAAGGGTGGCAAGCAACGCGCCGAACAGCTCCTCTGATTTCGCCGACACGGGCGTTACACGCCGGGCATAGGCCTTGGTGATCAACATGCGCCGTCCTCCATCTCGTAGGGAAGTTTGGAAATGCCGAAAGCTTCCAACCTGTCCAGAATCTTGTTGACGCCGCGCAGGCGATGGAACCGCTGCTCAACCTCCAAACGCGTGCGCCCTACCCGCTCGGCGATGGCGCTGAAATTGTACCCGTCAGCCTTGAGCATCAGAATTTGATAGTCCTCGCGCGACGACCAGTTAGGGTGCAATATCGCGGCCAATGGAGCTTTCTTGCGTATCGACTTCACACGCGCCTGGGCACGCGCAGCGCGATCCGGATTGATTGTCAGCTTTGGAGCTTTCCGCTTCACGCGCGCACCTCCTGTCGTGTGTCCGAGATCTGACGATCGAGCGCTGCTTGCACCCGTGCACAGGCGATCTCGTAATACTCCGGGTCTTTCTCGATCCCGACGCCGCGCCGCCCGGTCTCGACACAAGCGATCATCGTCGTGCCGGATCCCATGAACGGGTCCAGAACCAAGTCGCCAATGTCCGATGAGTTTTCGATGTAATGGGCCATCAACGCGACCGGCTTCTCGGTCGGATGGCCGGACTCGCGCGGTGCGTTCAACGTGAAGGTCTGCATCGAGCCACAATTGTTGATGACCCGCGCCGTCCCCTTCCAAAAATAAAGCGTGAATTCATTGTGCTTCATATACCAGCGATTGCGCGTGGCCCGAACTTTATTCCAGCTTAGAATATTGTGCAGCTCGAACCCTGCCCCGGTAAAACCGCCGTGCGCTGCAAACAGGTTCTTGTCGTTCGACATGACATAGCAATCGGCACTGGGTTTAAGCGCGCGATAAATCGGGCCACCCATTTGATCCCAGCGCACCATGTCCATCAGCTCGCCACCGTTGTCGTATTCGGCGTGCGAGAACAAACCACCCATTACCTCGACCGCGTTACCGCCGGACGTCAGAGGGTATGGCGGATCCATACAGCCCATGTCCGCCTTCTCGTCCAACAGCGGCAGAACTGCCATGCTGTCGCCAAGGATCATCCGGCAAGGGCCAATCGTAATGTCTTTGATGATAGCCGCACTTCTCATGCCGCCATCCCCAAAAATGGGGCGCACCGCGTGACCGGCACGCCCCAACCCAACAGGGAGGTTGGGGGGCACAACTTACGGGCAACCACGCCCCCCACGGTATGGTTCCTTAGTGACAGCCGCAAAGCCGACCTGCCCGTGTGTCTAATGTTTGAGGTATTCTCGCTTGCCGCGTCTGGCAATAATCTGCTATTTAGGCGTGCATCATGAGCGGGGGATATATGAAAACGATAGCCAAATTTGTAGTCGCGATCACATTTTATTTTGCCATAATTAATCCAGCTCGCGCAGATTTTATCCTTTGCGAGAATTTGTCTAACCAAGGCACCAGCACAAGCGAGAAACAAATTTGCATTGATGCGCACATCGATGCCGCCCAACTTTCCGGACAAGGTTTTTCGAGCCAAACTTACAAAGATGCAATTACCGGAAATGAAATCGCGTTCATCAAACGAAGATCGATGCTGCCAGTTCGATGTGGTGGATACCGTGCACCAACTCTGACCATCCAATGCGAAGATGGACGGGCACAAACCTATATTTTGCATAGCTGCAGCATTTTTGCAGAATTTCGGAATCAAAACCGAAACGCTGATATTAAATTCGAAAACAGCCAACCCGAAGTAGCGTCGCTGCAAAGCGTAAAATTCGATCGAATCGAGTTCGCCGACTCCCAACAACTTGTAGTCGACATGCTTGCGAACAAAAGTTGGACCGTCCGTTATTATCCTGTCGAAGACATTGGTATGACGGTAAAATTTATGCTCAACGGACAATTTACAAACGAACTTACTAAGGCGATCGAGCCTTATCGCGAGATTTGCGGGCTGTAGCTGAGGGCGAGCGTAATTGAGGTGTAACAGCACAAACATCACGCCCCCCTCGCCTTCTCGGCCAAGGTTGCCCGAACGCGCGCGCCAGCTGCCAGCATTTCGTCTATCTCTTTGATCGCACCCTGCGCTTCACGCGCAGTGTATTCGTTCGGCTCTATTGACTGTGAAGACATTGCCTCCGCATGGACACGTAACACGTCAGCGAATTCTGACATCAATTCGCTGATATCTGCACTCACCTCTCCATCGGCTATCAAAGGAAGAAATTCACCCCCCGCCAAATGGGCGAAGTGCTGGGCTATTGAAATTGATGCTGCAGGCACGATCCGACCTAGTCGGTCAAGGTGGTTTACACCCAGCCCACCGGGACGCTCTTCGTCGCAGGCCGTGGCGCGGGACAGATTTGCAGTCGAAACGCCGATGTCATTGCTTACACATTCTAACCCACCGGCGGCTGTAATCGCCATTTGAACGGCGGACTGGATTGATCCGGGCCTTACGCTACGCATGGGTAAAACTCCCATGTGATTTCCCGTGATTACGTGAATAGCCGCGCCCACAATCAATACAATGGTTCAACGCATCAAGCATTTCGAACCTCCACTGAATGCCACTCTATCAACTCGTCAGCCGACAAATTCACGCAACGCAATTTCGAGGCCCGGATAATCGAATGCCAGTATCGTGAAGGAATTACGCCAACAGAAATCCATTTGTGAACCAGCTCAACAGACACACATACATCCTGAGCAAAGTCTTTTCGACTCGGCCATTGAGAAACTAACGTTCGGATTTGGTTCTCATGCTTCATGCAACCATCAATAATGGATGTTTCTTCCATTTGACAAGGTGGAATTTACGTCAATTGGAAAAAACATCCATTAATGGAATAAATAGATATGACAAGAATCACCAAATTAGAATCCGAGATGCACCCCAGCCGAGTAGCAATTAGAGTAATTGCGCTTCGCGAAGCTTTGGGTCTTTCGAAGTCTGAATTTGCAGATAGCGTCGGCATTGATCGATCTAGTTACTCAAAAATCGAAAAAGGTGAAAAACCCTTAAAAGTGGATATGGGGTACAGCATATGCGAACGCTACGGAGTTTCTCTGGACTATTTATATCGTGGCAAAATACATCAATTGCCAGCATCGTTAGCTGACTTGGTTCGCCTTCGTTTGAACACCGAAAACCGATAAACCAAATCGACACTAAGTCCGGTTTTCGAACAAACCCACAGAACCAACCAATCTTCAAATTCATACATACCTACTGCTCTCCCAGCTTTGAATACCCTTAAAGGTTGCATGACTATCACTTCGTGCAATTGAAGTAGTGATATTTCTTATATTGATAAATGGATGTTTTTTCCATTTTCTTTGTTGACTGTGGAAATTTCTTCCATTATTCCAACCTTACTCAATGCTTCATAACCAGTATCCAAGTAAGCGTTCCAGCATCGAGTTAACCCGCCCCATTTGCCTTGCATCGACAGGTGGGGCGGGCACATGGAAAGGATAATAGTATGTCAAATATCGTCCACCTTGCCCGTTACCGCGAAGCACTGGCAATTCTCGCAACCGAAGGTTTGCGCCCCACACTCTACCAGCTTGCGGCACATGTTATTGACCCCATCACACATCCCAACCCGTATGGTCGCGGGGTTAACCCGTGAACCTTGACCTACATAAAGAACGCGCCGAGTTGCTGGAGCAGCTCCTGCCGTTGTCGACCGAGGCCCGTCACGATCGGGTTTATATCGCCACGATCGAGACAGGCGGGTCATGGATCGGGCCACACTCAAGCCGCAAGTGGCCCTCGACCCATCAGGTTGAAATCGACTTGCTGGGCGTTCTGGCGATTGGCGAAGATGACGCGCAGGCCATTCACAACTGGATGACAATCGTTCAGCGACAGGTCGCGACCAGCGAACAGGAGCTGGCATCATGAACGCCCCCGTCTGCCTCCCCAACTCCGGCAGGAGCGATCCTGCCGGTCTTTTATTCCACCCGGACGTCGCATGTCGCGTAACCGTAGACCTGCCAAACGGGATCACAACAACCAAAGAGGTTCTGATCGCCGGAGGCTTTCCAATGTCCGACCTGAAGAACAACGCCCTGATCGCGCTGCAAAAGCAGCACGACATCGAGGCCGCAAAAATCCTCTACATTCTAATCAAGGACTTTTGAAATGACCGACGCCAACCTCAACGTCAAATCGCTGAGCAGGTAGCGACATGGTGAGCATTTTTGAACGCGCCATGTTTGGCATGACTTTGGGCATGTGGCTCTACGTTATAGCCGAAGTCAGCCGCGACTTACTTACAACCAACGCATATTGAGAAGTGAGGCAATCACATGAAAAACACCCAAAGGAGCAATGCCGTGATGACCAATAAGATACCCACCACCGATGCTGGCGCAACTGACCAGCACGACCCTTATAAAATGCGCACACTGGAACAGATATTGGCTCTGTTCGATGGTGGTGATTTTCTCGCCGAAGTCCTTAGTGGACACAGGCAGCTGCAACTGGACCTGCTAGAGCACAAAGCTGAAAATGGCACAAAAGGGTGCAATGGAAGCATGACTCTACAAGTCAGTTATGCGCTTGGAAAGTCCGGTGACGTGGCAATGGGGGCAACTGTCAGCTTCAAACCACCCAAGAAACCACCATCCAGCGCTGCAGCCTATATCAACGATGACGGTGAATTGACGCTTTACAGCCCATTCATGGCACGCATGCACCAGCCCGTTCGGGATGTCGCCGACTTCGACCCGGAAACCGGCGAAATCCGGGACCCCGACTAAACCCATAACAAACCAAGGATGTTACTAATGAAAAACGAACACGAAACCACCGCTCATCCACTGAACAACACAGCAGAAACTGTGCGCGATATCATGGCCGATCTCGGCCACCACGACCTGATCGAAATGCCGGAAGGCTTTGACCTGACAAAGGCACATCTAGTCACCGTGCCGGAACACCGGATGGTCCACGATCTGACAAGCGAACACCGGGAAGCGGCAGAATATCTGAAGCCAGCTCGCCGCACGGGCACTGCGCGTCTAACTGATCTGCAAAGCTTGATTGACTGGACCAATCGGTTCAAAGGCTCCACGTCAGCTCTGTTTGCAAAGCCAGACATGAAAGCCCCCACACTCACATGTGTGGCGGACTATCATGCAGAAGGTCCAGCGGATCAAACGACTTCCACCGGTGACCCAACCGCTCGGCATTGCCATCACCGGGCAATATATGACTTCCCCTTGTCGGAAGAGTGGCTGGCCTGGATGGCCATCTCTGGCCAGCCGATGGAAAAGGACGATCTTGGCGAATTCATCGAAGCCAACGCAAAAGACATCATGGACCCCACGCCTGCAATTATAAAGGGTGCCGAAAGCGACAAACACGAAAACTGGGAAAACCGGCTAATCAAAATCGCCCAACAGATCGAGGGTCGCTACGGCCAGCTAACACAGCTGCTGTCGATGTCGAAACAGTTTCAGGTTTTCGAATCCAGCGACCTAAAGGTCAGCACCAACCGCGACACCGGCGAGTCCGAAATCCAGTTCTTGAATGAACATAAAGCCGCAGATGGCAAACCCCTGAACATCCCGAACCTGATAATCATTACCATTCCAGTGTTCATGGGCGGTGCACCTTACCGCATGCCGGTTCGGTTTCGCTATCGTAAAATGGGCGGCACGGTTCGGTTCATCATGTCGATCTACAACCCCGAGAAAGCCTTTAAAGCAGCTTTCGAAGAAGCCAGCATGGCCGCAACAGAAGCAACAGAACTTCCTATGTTCTTAGGCACACCCGAAAGCTGATTTCTCTGTCTGGCCCTCTTTATCGGGGGCCAGTGACGGAAATCAAACTGGAACCAATCCCATGAAAAATAAACTCGGCGACCTGAATAACCACCTATTTGCCCAACTCGAACGTCTGGCCGACGAGGACCTCTCGGCCGAACAAATCGAGCAGGAAGTGAAGCGCGCAAACGCCATCGTTTCTGTGGCCGATCAGGTCGTGAACAACGCCGATCTGCAACTCAAGGCGGCAAAGCTGTTCGCCGAACATGGCAACACAGTTATGCCGTTACTGCCAGCTATCGGGGGAAGCACCGAATGAACCGCCGCACTATTTGCTACAGCGTCGACGAACTGGCGTGGATTGAAGCTAACAAAGCCAAGGTTCGTCGCATTTCTCATGCGCTGTTTTGCGAGAAGTTCAACCGCACCGATGTCACGCTCACCAACTACACCGCACTTTGCAAACGCAAGGGATGGATGACTGGCCGGACTGGGCAGTATGTGCCGGGGCAAGTGTCTCATAACAAAGGCAAGAAAATGCCATTTAATCCGAACAGCGCCAGGACGCAGTTCAAAAAGGGCCAGCGTCCGCACAACACGAAACACCTCGGGCACGAGAACGTAACCAAAGATGGCTATGTCGAAATCAGCGTGGCTGAAACCAATCCACACACCGGCTACGAGCGCCGCTACGTCCACAAACATCGCCACCTTTGGGAAAAGGCAAACGGCCCGGTGCCAGACGGTTTTTGCCTAAAGTGCCTCGACGGGGACAAGGCAAACACCGCCCCTTCGAACTGGGAGGCAATCCCCCGCGCCCTTCTACCCCGCCTCAATGGGCGCTTTGGCCGAGAGTATGATGCCGCCGATCCGGAGGTCAAACCGACGATAATGGCGATCGCAAAACTGGAACATGCAGGCCGGACGGCTAAGGTCACGCGAAAAACCAGAGGGTCGTATGATGACTGACCAAAATCAAAAGATCAAATTCGCAAATCCGGCTACATGAGGGCCGATGGATGAACACGGCTACCCTTCCAGACTGGCCACGTATACTCCGCGCTGAATTGGCAGCGGCATATTGTGGCGTATCGGAAGGGACATTTCGAACAATGGTAAAGGATGGGATTTACCCAAATCCAGTTCTACGGCGCCAGGGTGTGGTGGCTTGGGATAGGGAGCAAATCGACAAATCCATTGACCGAATGGCAAATGGGACTAAAGGTGTGGAGAGTTGGTAATGGAAGACATTTTTGATTTGGCAAACATCAAACTAAAATACGTCCTCGCTCAGAGGCTCCCAAGCGGCAACACACGATACCGTTTTCGACGCGATGGCAAACTCACCGCTTTACCAAATGACCCTAGCTCCAAAGAATTCATGGACGCCTACCGAGCCCTTCGGTTCGGTACAGAACCGCCCAAAAAGGTAGATGCAGGCCTTCATGGTTCAATGATGTGGTTGATAAACGAGTACTGCGATCACATGCGTTCAATGGTTGAAAGCGATCAGCTATCGCCCTTGACTTTAAATCAACGCACTAACTTGCTTCGTCGTCTTGCCACAAAATATCCGAACAAAGACGCTTTCGAAATGCCATCCCGCAAGATCCGCGAAATCATGAATGACATGTCGGCGACGCCAGGTGCAGCCAACAATATGCTCAAATCTCTTCGCGCAATGTATCGCTGGGCAATTGTCTCGGGCAAAACTGACGAGAACCCGACCGATGGCATCGAACGTTTTCGCATCGAAACTAACGGCTTCCAGGCGTGGACCGTCGCAGATCTGCGAACCTACATGAAGAAACACGATCTCGGAACGCAGGCGCACCTGACATTGATGCTTCTTGTATTTACAGCATGCCGCCGTTCAGACGTAGTTCGCTTGGGTAGGCAACATATAAAAGTCATTGATGGTGTGAGCTGCATGTCCTTCACCCAGTCGAAAGGTGGGAATAAAGAGCGCCAGCGCGTTACGATTCCAATCCTTAAACCACTAGAGGATGCGATCAACACTCCGGTAGCAGGAGAAATGACCTTCCTGATGAACGCTTGGGGTCGCCCCTATTCGGCTAAAGGTTTTGGCTCGAAGTTCAAGACTTGGACCACCGCTGCTGGAATTGGTCACCTTGGGATGCATGGCATCCGTAAAGCAGCAGGTGCTTTACTCGCTGAAGCAGGCTGTACTGAATACGAAGTGATGGCGATTCACGGACATTCTGACGCCAAAACAAGCGCCATTTACACAAAAACAGCAGATAGATTTGCGCTGGCAAAAAGTGCCATGGAGAAGTTCGCTACGGTGCGACTTTAAGTCCAAAGTGAGCCACGCAACCAAACGTGGCTCATTTTCATAGCTTTTATTCAATGTTTTCAATGCTGAATTTTATGTCTGGTAGGCCCGGCAGGACTCGAACCTGCGACAAAAGCGTTATGAGCGCTCTGCTCTAACCAACTGAGCTACAGGCCCGCCTGCGCGCTTCAATACGCGTATGTTTTTGGGTGGTCAA